CAGGGGCACATCGATGGGAAGCACGGAGTCGGTGCGATCCCGATCAACGAGGACAACAAGTGTAAGTTCGGTGCGATTGACATCGACGTGTACGACTGGAACCACCGTGAGCTACAGGAGAAGATCCAGAAGCTGGACCTGCCGTTGCTGCACTGTCGTTCGAAGTCGGGCGGTGCGCATTTGTATTTGTTCTTGAAAGAGTTCGAGCTGGCGTCCGTGGTCCGAGAGTATCTGACCGAGATGTCTATCATGCTGGGGCACAGCGGGTGTGAAATATTCCCGAAGCAAGACAAGATCATTGCGGAGCGTGGGGATGTGGGCAACTTCATCAACATGCCGTACTACGATGCCGAGATGCCGCAGCGGTTTTGTTATAACGAAGCGACCGAGGCCATGGAACTGGATGAGTTCTTGGACGAGATCGATGCCAAGCGTGTCGAGCTGTCTGACCTCGAGGCTTTGCGCCAGATGACACAGACGCGAAAGCATTTTGAGGACGGTCCACCCTGTGTGCGTAACATCTTTGCAGACGGTCCACAGTCTGAGCCACGGAACAAGTTGCTGTTTTTCCTGGGTGTGTACTGCAAGAAGAAGTGGCCTGACAGTTGGCAGACTTCTTTGGAAGAATACAATCGGACTTTGTTCTCGCCACCTTTGCCGTCGACGGAGGTAGCGTCGATCATCAAGCAGCACGAGAAGAAAGACTGGGGCTACACCTGCAAGGAAGAGCCATTCAAATCGTATTGCGATCCGTCACTGTGTGTGCTTGCCAAGTTCGGGATTAGTGACGATGCGCCTGACGCACCACAGGTTGGTGGTCTGACGATCATGCTGTCGGAGCCGCGCCTGTATTTCATGGACGTCAACGGCACACGCATCCAGCTATCGACCGAGCAACTACAGAACCAAACGCTCTGGCAACGTGCTTGCATGGACCAGTGCATGTTCATGCCGCCGACGACCAAGGCACAAAAGTGGCAGCAGACGGTTAACGCTCTGATGAAAGAGGCAACCTACATCGATGTGCCAGAGGAGCTGACAATCAAAGGGCAGTTCAAGGATCTGCTGCGTTCGTACTGCACAAGCCACATCCGAGCCATGGCACCAGAGGAACTGGAGATGGGTAAGCCATGGACCGATGGTGGGATTACCAAGTTCAAGCTCGAGGGTCTGTTGGAGTTCCTGCATAACCGTAGGTTCCGTGTCGAGAACCGAGGGCAGGTGACCCAGATGATCCGAGACTTAGGCGGAGACAATGGTGTCCAGAACATACACAAGAAGACGCCCAAGGGAGACAAGCGAACGACGCTGCGCTGCTGGTATGTCCCTGCGTTTGATGAAGAAGAGATAGAACTACCAGTGAAGGAGATCGTAAATGACATCCCATTCTAACCGACTGCTGCGCGTGGGGGAAGTTGCAGACCTGTTGGGTGTGTCGAAGTCCTACGTCTACAAGCTGTCGCAAACTACGCCTAGCTTCCCAAAGCCAATCATTCTTGGGGACGAGAGCAACAGGCGGTCATCGAGCCGCTGGGTTCTTGCTGAGATCGAGGATTGGGTAAACACCAGACCGAGAGGGAAAGAGTATGATACCGAAGGCTAAACTTATTCTGGGTCCACCAGGCTGCGGCAAGACCACACGTTTGATAGCCGAGATCCGAGATGCGTTGGCGCAAGGAGCGCACCCCTCTCGTATCGGGGTTATCTCATTTACACGCAAGGCCATCGAGGAGATGGTGACCCGTGCCTGCGCTGAGTTCAACCTGGACCCCAAGGACTTTCCTTACATGCGCACGAGCCATTCGTTTGGGTTCCGTGGGCTGGGGCTACAGCCACAAGATATCATGAACAAAGAGGACTACGAGAACGTGGGCCGAGAGATTGGGCTGACGTTTGAGGGAAACATGTCCAACGCACTGGAGGATGGGATGCCGTTGATCACGATTGGTGGATCGGGGGCCAAGTACCTACAGATGATTGACCGTGCAAGGCTGCGGATGGTGGATTTCCAACGAGAGTTCAACGACGAGGGGGACTGGAACATGTTCTTCCCCAAGCTGGAGCAGTTGGCTGGACAGCTTGAGGAATACAAACGCGCGGCGAACAAGTACGACTACGTCGACATGATCGAGAAGTACATCGAGATCGGGGAAACCCCTGCCCTGGACTACCTGTTTATTGACGAAGCCCAGGACTTCACCCCGTTGCAGTGGGAGATGGCAAAGAAAATCGCTGCCGCATCTGACCAAGTCTTTATTGCTGGCGACGACGACCAAGCGATCCACCGTTGGACAGGCGTGGATGTTGAGCTGTTTAACAAATGTTCTAACAACATTGAGGTGCTGGACCAGTCGTATCGAATCCCTGCTGCGGTGCACAGGTTGGCTGTTGGTATATCAGATCGTATACACGAGAGACACGAGAAGGTGTTCGAACCACGGGAAGAAGAGGGCAACGTCGAGTGGGTAAACTACTTGGATGAAGTGCCGTTGGACCACGGGTCGTGGACCATCATGGCTCGGACCAATGGGTACGTCCATGACCTAGCGCAGCAGGTTAAGAACATGGGTTTCAAGTATTCGATCAAGGGCCGCTCGAGTATCGACGAGACTCTGGTCGCGAACATATATACGTGGACAGACCTATGCGCTGGACAGGCGGTAGCACTGCAACGGATCAAGCAGTTTTATTCGTCTGTGCCCAAGCAGGGACAGAACGCTGTGGTCAAACGTGGATCGACCCAGTTGCTGGAAACGTTGGCCCCTGATGCAGAAGTTAACATGGAAGAGTTGACAGTTAACTTTGGCCTGTTGGCTGGGGCCGAGCAAAGCGCATACGAGGTGCTGCGGGTTAGTACTTCTGTCCAAGATTACATCGACGCCATGGAGCGGAGGGGTGACGATCTGCTATCTGAACCACGGATCAAGCTGTCGACATTCCATGCTATGAAGGGCGGGGAGGATGACAACTGCGTGGTGTGGCTTGCGTCAACCAAGGCAGCGACAGAAAGCATTTACCCAGACGATGAACACCGTGCGTTTTATGTCGGTGTGACCAGAGCAAGAGATCAGCTATACATATTACAGAGCAATAATAAATACAGGTACACGATATGAAAAGAGATGACGTTCTAAACATCGCCATGGACTTGATCAACGGAACGAGGGCCGAGGACTATGGTGATGCGCACGAGAACCATGCGCGGATAGCAGAAGGTTGGAACCTAATCCTGAAGGGGGCTTTGAACAGCCACGGGTATCTGACACCAGCCCACGTTGCATTGATGATGGACTGGGTAAAAACGAGCAGGCTAATCGAAACGATAGACCACATGGATTCATGGGTCGACAAGGCGGGATACACTGCCTTGGGTGCAGAGTTCGTGACGCTAGAAAAAAGATCCATTGAGGAAGTTATTCGAGATGCAAAAGAATCTATTCGGAAGTGATCTGCACCACCAGATCAAGAACGAGCTGGATCTGATCGATCAGGACTGGAACATCCCACCTGAGTACCCTGACCTGACAGGCTACTCAGAGGTGGCTGTCGATCTTGAAACCTACGATCCAAACATCAAGACCCTTGGTCCTGGGTGGGCACGGAAGGATGGGCACATCATCGGGATTGCCGTGGCTGCGGGTGAATACCAGGGGTACTTCCCCATGCGGCACGAGAATGCGCACAACCTCGATCCCAAGTTCACGCTGCGCTGGATCAAAAAGCAGCTCTCTGTGCCTGACATGAACGTGATTATGCACAACGCCACCTACGATGCTGGCTGGCTACGGGCCGAGGGCGTGGAGATCAAGGGTCGTATCATCGACACCATGATTACTGGCGCACTGGTGGACGAGAACCGTTGGTCCTTTGGCCTCGATGCGATGGCTCGGGACTTCGTTGCGCTACGCAAGAACGAACGCCTGCTGCAAGCTGCGGCAAAGGAGTGGGGCGTCGATCCCAAAGCAGAGATGTACAAGCTGCCGCCCAAGTATGTGGGTGCCTATGCGGAACAGGATGCCGTTGCGACACTCAAGCTATGGCAAGCCTTGAAGGTGCAGCTCGAGGAGCAAGAGCTGTGGCACATCTGGGATATCGAAACGGCCTTGATCCCATGTATGTTGGACATGCGCAGCAACGGTGTACGCGTGGACCTCGACAAAGCGGAGCAGAACAAGAAGCTGCTGCGGGAACAAGCTGCTTACTTGCGCAAGTACATCGAAGGCGAAGCAGGCATGGAGGTGGACATCTGGGCTTCGGCCTCGATCCAAAAGATGTTCGACAAGATGGGTATGGAATACCTTACCACGGAGAAGGGTGCGCCGTCGTTTACCAAGTCGTTCCTGAACAACCACCCTGCCAAGATATGTCAGGCTCTGGTTAAGCTGCGGGTGTTTGA